GGCCTACTAATCCCGGTTGGCATGATCGTCGGCAGTATTCTCGCGGTCGTCGCGCTGTGAAAACCGCGGCCATGCGCGGCCCCGCTACTCACGTAGAACTCGCTGGGAAGGTCCGCGCCCGCGATCGGGACACCTCGTGGGAGGCGGCCAGCGCGCAAACGAACGGGAAAACCGCCGAGCTCCAGCGCCGGATTTATTGGACATTGTTCGCCGCCGGCCCCCTCACCGACGACGAGCTGCGCGCCCGGCTGCGCCGCGGCCTGGTCCCACACACGCGATCCGGGGCTAGTACGCGCCGGTTCGAGCTGGAGCTGGCCGGCTGGGTGAAAGCAACTGATGAGCGCCGTCCGTCCGACGCCGGCAAAGCCTCAACCGTATGGCGGGCCGTCCGTGATGATGAGCCCGCCCCAGAGCCGCGCCCCGTCGTACCGATCACGCGCAAGGCATCCGCCTCGGCCACAATCCGCGACGCTCGCGCCATCCTTGCCCACGGCGGCCCCGACGTGCTAGAGCTGCTACGCGCCCGCCTAAGCGCCTGACCTGCCAACCCGAGCAACTGCCCGCTGAAACGCTGTAGGCATGCGAGAAGCCCCGTTCTGTTGATATGAACGGGGCTTCTCGGGGTTTGGAGCTAGTGGCGCGCGCTGCCAGTATCGACGCTCACGGTCGCACCCTCGGGAACGGTAACGACAGCTTCATGCTTACCCGCATAGACCGGGTTTCGCGCGACGCCGAGCAGCCAGCCGAACACGGGATAGGTGCGCTCCAGCCAGGCGACCGCGATGTAATACAGCGATGCCGCGAGGGTCGAAACGCTCACGACCAGCGCCGATTCGGTTTCTGCCGGAATGGTGACGCTGGCCGCGGCGAGCAGACCTACCAGCCAGCCGACAATGATCGGCACAACCGACCGGATTATCTGAACGAAAAACATAGACATTTGGGGCCTAACTTTCTGAGGTTGGAGGATTCGGGTCTTCGATAGGTTCGTGACCCGCTTCGAGCAATTGGCGGCGCAACCGGGCCACATACTCCCGAGAGCGCCGTGAGTGACGGTCGGCCAGGTCGGCGCGCTTATTGGCGGCATCCCGATCCTCTACAGCCCGTATTCGTTGGCCCTCGGCCGAGGCGTTATCTTCGCGCTCCCGGCCGGCACGGCCCGTAAGGACCTTGAACGATCCGGTGATGAGTGCGACGAGGACGACGGCGCCGCCGCCGGTGCCGAGTAGACCAACGATGGTTTCAAGGGTCACACCGCCACGCACGCAGGCGTGATTTTCTTCGGGGCAAGGTCTGCGCCGCGAATCAACGTCCAGCGCTGCGCGAGCGTCAAAGCGAGGGAGACAGTCACGACGGACGCCAGAGAGGACGAGCCCAAATAGATGACGATGGCGCCGTAGATGATCAGCCCGGTGCCGAGTGACAGAATCCCTGCACGCTCCAGCCACCAAACGCCGGGAAGTACAGCGACGAAACCGAACATGGCGCCGACAATCACGAACAGGCTGAACATTCCCACGAGCGGGACGCCGAGAGCCTGCACAAACGATTCAGGCGGGGCTACGAGCATCAGCGCGCCTCCCATGCCCATGAGCACGTAGATCACCGATTGGATCGCACGCACCCAGCGCGGTTCTGCGATGAGTAGGAATGCCCTGGCGAGCAGTCGGACGGGCTTCGTTGCGGCGAGCTGTAGTCGGGTCACGAGAGAGGCCCTGTCGTGCTGATGTTTGGCATTCGGGGCCTTACGGTTGCCCGGGCTGGTTGCCCGCGTTACCGCCTATACTATCGGGCCACCCTGCCCGGCTGGTAGGGGTATGAAAATGCCCCCGCTGATCCGTGAAGATCGAGCGGGGGCGTTCTGTTTCCAGTTGCTTAGCGTGCAGTCAGCCTAGCGCACAATTGCCCGGCATACTGGGCGAGTCTGTTCGGTTGCGACTAGGGCGTGCGTACCCGGAAGTTCCGAAATTTGGCCGTGATCGTGCTGGCCTGCAACCCAGCCTGCGTGCCTGCAAGCGTGCTATCCGTGATAGTGGCTTTCAGGACGCCGTTGATGTATACCGTCAGAGTTGATCCGACACATTTGAGCGTGAGTTCAGACCCGGACACGGCAGCAATCGTCTGAACTGTTGCAAGATCAGTAACACCACCTGCCACGACCTTTTGCAGGGCAAGGCGACCATCTGACGCGATCCCGAAACGGTAGTAGTTGCTGGAATCAACGAACCGGGCAATAAGCCAATGCTGGTCAGAATTTGGCCCTGTAACTTCCACTGTTACGGCACAATCTGTCACACCCGTACTGATAACTGCGCGGGTATTTGTGGCAGCAGTTGGAGTGGCGCTCTTTGCCACGATTCCGAACGTGCCAGCCGATGCGGTCCACGTCTGCCCCGTATCCGCCACAGTTAGGCTTCCTACGTCGGCGCGTGCGAATGTGTCAGCGACAATCCACGGAGGCATCCCGAGACGTGCGGCCAGTGCCTCTTGAGTCTTGGCCGATGCCGCCACGGGCAGCGCTGCAACGGCTGCGGAAACCTGCGCGGCCGTCGTGTCGAATGCGATGAACGTTCGCCCAATGATCTGCCCCGATGCAGGGAAAGTCGCACCACCAACCCACGCATCCCAGCCCGCCAGACCGTACCGTGTTGCTGGGACGAAACATGATTTGTAGTAGCTTGCATCCCAGTCGCTGCCCGGAGTGCCGCGCGTGATGAGGTATGGCCCGGCTGTGAAATTCAAACCATCTTGGCTCACCATCGCGTAAAGTTCCCCGCCAGCGCCATCTGACACATTGGACATTACGAGCGCTTGCCATTCGCCGCCGACACGTTGCATGTCAACATGCCACGGCACGCCCGAGTTTCCTGTGATAGTACAGATGGTAGGCGTAGACCAGGGGCCGGTCACGGATGGAGCGGTTGAGCGCACATATTTACGCGCAGGTGAGGGGAGAATGTCCACGCCGTACATGACCCACGAGCCGTCTTTGAGTTGGAAATATGACGGGGCCATAATGCGGCGTACTGCGGGGTCGTCTTCTCTCACGAGGGTTTTCGCCGACCAGTTGACCCCATCCGCTGAGGTCTTGAAGACGTGCCGTTCATAGGTGCTGTAAATGTACTCGCGCCAGAAGAGATACATAACGCCGTGCTTGTCTACGAACAGGTTGGGGTCGGAGTTGTAGCCTCCCGTGATAAGCGGGCCTACCGGGTTCGTGAGTCCCACGGGAACAGCCCATGTGGTGCCGTCGTCGGAGCAGACGATCGAGGCGTTTTCGAGCTGGTTATTACTGTTCGAGTATGGCGTGAATGCCATCCAGTAGCGCTTTCCGCCCCAGCCTTCGGGGTTGAAGTAGACCGAGGGGTGAACGGCTACCCCTGACCCCTCGTAGGTCGGGATGGAAACGAGAGTGCCGCGTGCCGCGTGCGCGTTGGTTGGGTCAGTTAGGTTGTGCCCGAGTGCCGGTGCTACCTGTACACCAATCGTGTTAGATAGGTCGCTTTTGAAAAGCCCGCCCTCAAGGGCGAAAGCCGCAGCCATGAGCTCATCCGAGGTGGTCGGAATCGCGCCCGCCGCTTCGACTTGCAGAGCGATCGCGGCCAGGGTTTCGATCGCGCTCTCAGCCGACAGACCCGCACTTTCGGCCGCGTCCTGGGTGTAAGAAACGGCGCCGAGCACACTGCTAACCCATGTTGGAACGCCGTCCTCACTCGCCGGCGGCGCCGAAACGGGTAGGAGGTCCGCATACTGCACAGCCGCATCTGAGGCGTGCACATAGCGGTAAGTTTCCGCCGTCCGGTATGACGGGACCGAGACGATAAACCCCCAGACCACGCCGTCATCGAGGGCGACACTCCCGAGGCCGTCAGCGTTGAGCGGTACCGGAGCGGGCGCCGGCAGGATAACTTTGGTACCGCTGGAGAAGATGGACACGGCGCGAATGTAGACCGTGGCGGGGAGTACGACCGTAGATGGGCCAGAGCCGAAATCGAGTAGGACAGTGGTTTTAGACATGGGTACTTTCAGGGTCGGGGTGAGGGGTGACTACGCGGGCCGGATGGACGCGGAGCCCTGAGAGTGCTGGCACGAGTCGCACGACGGACCGCACGGGCAGGTATTGTCCGGTGCGTGACGGCAGCTCACGATTCAAGCCGAGCGGTCAGATTTTCCGCCACGGCCTGCGCGATCGTTGCCGCGTCGATCTGTGCAGCGGCCTGATTGACGACGGTCACACTGGTGCCGCGCGCGCTCTCAGCGACAGCCTTGAAAAACCGGTACTCGTCGTCGGTTACGTCGAGGTCTTTGGTGCGATCCCACATGCCGCGGGCGTCGAGCAGGGTCACGTAGTCGAGGTTGGGGAGCTCCCACCATAGGCCGGTGTCGATGTTGGTGAGTGCGATTGTGCCGGTCAAGCTGTTGCGGATACTTCGGGCCATGGGTAGGTCTTCTTTCTTGAGCTCGGGTAGTGGAGTGTCGAGCTTGATCGCGGTCTGGTTGGTCGCGCTCAGGCTTGACCGTGAGAAGTGGTCCCACGGGTTCTGACGATTACCTGCCGGGTCGAGTAGGTGCCGGTGTAGGTGTTGGTCAACGCCGCCTGTATTGCCGGTGTATGCGATAACATCGCCCTGCTCGAAGTGCTGGTTGGTGGCACCGACGTAACGGCTGAGGTGGCTGAAAACGTCACGCCAGCCCGGATTGTCGTCGTGGAAGAATTCGCCCGAGTTGCCCGCGCTGCCGTTGTTCGCTCGGTGCATCCAGCGGCCTGAGGTTGGCGCGTAAACCGGAGTGCCAATGACAGCCACAAGGTCCACGCCGCCACGGCCAGGGCTTGCCATGTGCCGGTCCCACGACTGGTATGGGTCGCGCTTGTCAAACAGAATTACTGTGGATGGGCCGTTCAGAACGTAGGACTTGAGGCTCGTTGGCATTAGCGAATCTTCGTGACCCGGATGCGGCCTGTTACGGTCGTGCTGCCACCGGTGGTCTTGAAACCGTTGAACACCACATCTGTGGCCGCGGTGATGTAGAGGTTTGGGATGCTCACCGTTGTGGTGTCCTCGCCGGTCTGACCTGACGACCGGGCAACCTCCCCCGAGGTGGGGGCGATGGCGAGGTAGGAGCGGCCCGTCATGGAGGCGCCGAGGCTTGCCCGCCAGTGGAGGGCATACAGCCCGGGCGTGGTCAGCCTTACCCCTTGTGAGATTGCCGTAGCAAACGCCGTATTCGTAGACATGGCCGGGTCGTTTGTTACAGAACCGGCGGCAATGCTGCCATCAGGGTTTCCATTGGAAAGGGTTGTGAACTCGGCGTGCAAAATGCTTTCGAGCCAACCCGCCGCGGCCCGCCCGCCCGGGTTCGAGGTCACATTGTAGAGTCCGAAATATGCCTCTTCGTACCCCAAATCAGCCCGGTAAACCCGGTTGCCTTGAACAGGATTCGGGAACAAATAGTCACGTGCCCATTCGCTGCCCACGCTGCCATTCTCTTTGGTGAGCCCGGAGAGCTTGAACACAGCAACGGTGTTATTGGTGCCGTTATACCAGACCCACGCGAGGGGCTGGTCGTCCATCGTGCCGGGCGTTGAGGCGAACGTTTCGGGGAACGATGCGGGCGGCGCCGTCGGCACGGTCACGTTCGCGGTCGCACTGGCATAAAGCAGCTCCAGCGTGGACACGGGACTTTCACCCCAGGTGCGGCGGAGTACGGCGAGATAGAACCGACTGGTGCCCGCGTCGATGGCTGGCAGGTCGATAACTTCCATCGTGGCAAGCTCGCACAGCACCCCCGACGCGAGAGCGGTGCCCGCGCCGACAGAGATACGGCGGCTGCCCGAAATGGCGACCACGCCGAACGGGTTGGTTTCGGGGCCGACATTGTACCGGTCGCCCCCGAGGGACGCGAGACGTGCCCAGTTTTCTTGATACAGGGGGCCTGAGTAACCCCAGCTAATTACGGCCATAACTATGATCCTATCTACTCGTGATATTGCGGCGTTGCGACCGAGCTACGGCGGCAATTGCTTGGGCAAGTCGTTGGGTGGTGTCGTTGGTCCGCTCGCCGACAAACGGAGTCGCGGTGAACTCGCCCGACTTCGTGAGAGTGAGGGTCGCTTCGGTGACACGGTTATCGGCAAACGTGCGGCCTTGAGCCTTCACGGTGAGCAAATCGCCGAGCTGTACGCCGTCGGTGCCACCGAAATGGAACCGTTTCGTTTCGCTCAGGTCGATCGCCAGGCCCGAAGTTGAGCGGCCGTCGAGCAGCATATTTTCGGCAATTTCGCTCATGTAGGCCACATAGTCGGCTTTCTCAGCCGCGGTCACATTCGAGCTGAGAAGGTAGTATTTCGCTACCTTGAGGGCGTCACTCGTGCCGCTGGTCCATTCGAGGCCCGCGCCGGTCGCATCCTTGAACCGCTCCAGAACCACGCCCCACTCGGTTTCCAGTGAGGTGTCTACGAGCGGCCAGAACGATCGGGCGGCAATGTCGCCGGGACCGCCGAGGATCGCCCGGGTGACCTGCGGCGGCGTCGTCGTCCATGTGCCACCCTTGAGCACACCCGATTCGGCTGTCATCGCCTGCGGGCGCACAGTGACCGTGGCTACGTCGAGCGAAAGGAAATCGTCACCGGCACCCTGCCAGATTTTCAGGGTGAGTCCGCCTGCGCGCAGCACAGGGGTTACGGCATCCGCGAGAGTGGAGAACCGCACACGGGGCAGGTCGGTCGCGGCGCCCCCGCGGCCCTGGTCAGGCATGGCCACAATGTTGATGCCGAGCCGGTCGCGGAGGTTTTCAATCAGGATCGCTTTGACGGCCGCCTCGCGCGACGAAACGGCGGGCCACTTGTAATACCCGCCCTGCCCCTCTACGGTCCCAGACGGCCCCGCTGTGCCCGTTACGGTCGCTTGTGCGAGGTCGGTCAGGGATGCGGCGATGATACTGCCAGCCGGCCGGACATAGGCGGGCGTTTCGGTGAGCATCCAATCATCCCGGAGCTGCAACGTGACCGGCTTATCGTTCAGGATCGAGCCCGACGCGCCCCAGATCGGCCCCGACATGAACGGCAGGCCCCGGTATTCGACCACGAGGCGCGCGCCCGGCGCCATCAGGTGCTCAAGGATCGGGTCGCGCTGGCCGAGCAGGATCGAGCCGGTGCCCTGCGCCAGGTCGCGCTGAGTGAACGTGCACGAAATCGGGTTACCGACCCAGCCGACCCGTTTGAGGGTCTTGTCGTAGGCAGTGATTTTCAACGTCTCGCGCATCAGAATGCCCGGTAAAACAGTTCGGTGGTATCGAGTTCTACTGACCCCGAACCGGTCAGGGCGACAGTCGCCGTCGTCGCCTCGCCGGCCGGAATGCGGGCGAAACCAATTTCGAGAATTTCAACTGTGCGGTCGCCCGAATATAGCGGGCCGTTGAGAGTCGCCGTCTGCGCGCGCGGGTCGGTGTTGATCGTGAGGGTGTGGCCGGCAGGAATATCAGTCGCCCCTGAGATGATCGCGCCGCCGATGGTGAGCTCATACGCCGTAACTGGCTCGCCTTCGAGGCGGGAGGTGATACGCCACACCGGCCAGGCATCTTCGTCGCCATCGTTGCGGATCGTTTCGGTATCACCGCGGGCGAAAGATGATTCGATGTAGAGCGGCGGGTCGCCCGCGTTCTCGCCGTGGAAGTTACGCGGGCCGCGACCGAGGTCCAGCCAGCGAGTCGTGCGGACAGGACCCGTCCAAAACGGGGCATCAGCAGTCATCGAAAGGCCGAAAGCCTTAGTAATGATATTTGGGTCGATCTTGTACGCGATCATGCCGTCATCACCGAATTTCAGCAGGAGTGAGCGAGCCCCGCCCATACCATCCGAAACGGTGAGCGTGCCGGTTTTTCCCGGGCGGATCGAGCGCCAGAAATTGCGTTGAACTTGCGTGACGCTGTACGGGTCATGGTCTGCGAATCGCAGCGGCAAGAATGCCTTACGCGGTCGCACGGTGTAGCTCGTCGTCTCCTGGCCGTGCAGCAGCGCGTATTCCTGCACGGCGTACTCGACTTCTGGCATGGACAGGCCGCGGATTCCGGCGGTGCTCGCGCGTACCGGGCCGCCGAGCAGGTCCCACAGACTGCCGTCGGTGCCGGTCCAGGTAATCTGTAGGCGTGGGGTGTGCGTGTCGGTCATGGTCAAATCCCTACGGTGCCCAGGCCGGCCAGGGCGAGGGCGTCTAGCTGGCGCTGGTTGGTTTCGGCTTCGAGCTCTTCGCGGTTCCAGCCCACATCACCCTGAATCGTCATACGGGCGTCTACGGTCACGGCAGGCCCAGACTGTGCGCCCGTACCGTTTCCGTATCCTGCGGCGTCAGCGGCCGACGAGCCGAGGCGCAGGGCCACATCTATAGGCGGCACGGTAACCATGTCGGCCATGCGCCGGTCAAGGTCGCTCTGAATCGTGTCAAGCCCACCGATCAGGCCTTCGCCGATGTTCACGCCGAAACCCTTGAATACCTTCGACGGGGACGCGATACCCAGTGCAGTCTTGAACGGGCCGACGATCCAACCCGGGAGGAGGTCAAGGAAAAATTTTCCGACACTGCCAGCCATTGATTTGAGTCCGCTCATCAGTCCATCAACAATGTTCGAGCCTGCGTCGAAAAGCCAGTCGCCCGCGCCGGCAAACAGGGCGCCGATAGTGCCAGGTAATCCGGTGAAAAACGATGTTATGGCTACCCAGCCGTTTGAAATTCCTGTACCCAGCCCGTTGAGTAGGCGGGTACCTAAGGAGATAAGTAGGGTGCCGAAACCGACCAGAAACGCGAGGATGTTGGCAGGCAAGTTGACGAAGAATGCGACGACAGCCGCCCAGCCGTTCGTAATGCCTGACTGTAGGCCGTTCAGCAAGTTCGTTCCGGTCTGGAGTAGCCAGATTGCGGCGCCCACAAGAAACGCAAGGATGTTGCCGGGTAGCGCAGCAAACCATGCGGACACCGCGGCATATCCAGCGACGATGCCGGCGGCGAGCCCGTTGAGCAGGTTAGCGCCCGTCTGTACGAGCCAGACGGCCGCACCGATCAGGAAATTTAGTATCAGGCCTGGCAGTTGAGTGAAGAAAAACCAGACCGCGACGACGCCCAAAGCTATACCGGTAGCGAGGCCCGAGAGCAGCCACATGCCAGCGTCTAGCAGCCACTCGCCGGCAGCGGCGAAAAACTCGCCGATCGCAGCCGGAATCCCGGCAAACCAATCCATGATCGCCTGCCATCCGGCGGCGACACCTTCGAGCATTCCAGCCCAGAGGTCACTCCACCATGAGGCGAGGCCATTGAGCCCATCGACTAGCCAGCCGACGAATCCGCCCCAGGCCCCAACGATCCACGCGATTACTTCATCCCAGTTCTGCACGAGTAGGACAATCCCAGCGATGAGTAGGCCTACCGCGATAACGATGCCGCCGAACATGAGAGCTACGGGGGTGAGGCTCATAACCCACATAGCCGCAGCGGCGACGAGGACAGCAGCAGCGACGACGCCGAGGCCAACCGCAATAGCAGTAAGCGTTTTGGGGTGATCGTTCAGATAGCCGAAAACGGCCGTTATGCCGGGGAGTAGCCCGGACATGATGCCGGCCAGCATGATTTCGCCCTTTCGGGTAAATTCGTCCATGCCCGCCCCAGGACCAGATGCGAGGGTGTCGCCTAGGTCGTCGGCTTTGCCGGCGACGGAATCGAACGCGTCACCCATAGGGTCGATGGCACCGAGAAAATTGGGAATCTCGGTGACGCCGAGGTCTTCGAGCGGCGTCCCAAACAGGGCCAGGGCGGCCTGAGACTGCGCTACCGGGTCTTCGATGCTCTGGAGGCCGTGCACGATGTCAGCGAATGCTGTGGCTGCGTCATCGCCACCAGCCAGCAGCTTCGCGCTCATCTCGTCCTGGCTCATACCCATCGCGTCATAACCGACCTTTGAGGCAGCGCTCATATCGGTAGCTCGAATGGTGAATTCCTTGAGGGCGTCGCCGGTCTTGTCGATGCCATACATGCCCTTTTCGGCAGCAGTAGCGAGCACCCCAAAAGCCGTCTCGCCGTCCATGCCAATAGACGCAAGGAAAGGCCCATATTCGGTGATCGCGTCGGTCATGTCACCGCGCAGCGCCTCAGGTACGGACTGCATGGCCCCGGTCATCAGGTCCATAGCATTCTGCGCCGACGTAGCGAGGCCGGAGCCGAGCAGGCCGGAAACCATCTGGATAGCATCCGCAGATTCAACCCCGTAAGCGGAGGAGTAGCTCAGCACCTTCGCTGTCATGTCGGACACTACGGCGTCGGATTCATCGCCCATCCCACGAATGCCCGCCATGACGTTGCCGATCGCCCCCTGGACCTGTTGGACGCTCTCGCCGTAGTTGTCGGCGTAGAGCTTGCCGGCAAGCGTGCCAACGCGGGCGCTCTCAGTCGCGGTAAGTCCGAGCTGTGCAGCCACGGTCCGGTTTGATTTGTCGAAGTTGATGGCATCGTTCAGGCCGGTGCCAAGGGCCACAGCGACGGCGCCACCGACGAGCAGGGCGCCGCCAGCCATGACCTTGCCCGAGGTTTTGAGGTTGCCGGGCAACTTGTCGAGGGTCTTATCAAAGCCGGACGAGTCGAGGCTGATGCGTCCAACCAGGTCGCCTAAATCGAGACTCAAAGCGGGGGACCTCCAGCGGTGCTATTTCTTCGGCTGTTGAGGATTCAGAACCCGCTGTAATCTGCTCTCTGTCGATAGTAGCCCAAGCAATCGTTCGCGCAACCAACGCCACGACCGATCCCGTAGAATCCCGCTGCCCATGTCGAGGCTGTAGACCTCTTGGAAGTCGAGTTCGATCAGTTGCCAGTACCCGAGAATGTCGCGCCAGGTCAGGCCGTCGGTCGGGTGCGGGGCGTCTTCGTACTCTGCGAGGCCCGCGGGGTTTTCGGCCGTGACGCGGCGGTCGTCGTCGCGGCTCGTTTTTGCGCCCGGTTGCGGGCTGGTGCTTTTCCCGAGAAAAGGCCCGCCTTTGCGGCATCCGCGGCGGCCTGTTCGCCCTGAGTGATGAATACGAACGCATACTGGCCGAGGCGGCTGATGCGCTGCCAGCTCACGCCGTCTGCCATCATTTCAGCGTAGGCATTACCCAGCACCATTTCCATAAAGTCCTGCTCTTCCTGGTCGTTCAGGTTGAGCTTTTCGAGGTCGGCGGCGGTGATTTCAAGGTCGGCGTTTTTCTTCGCGGCGATGCCAGCGAGGGCGACCATGCGGGCGCCGGTCACACCGTCGGGGCTGGGCACAAGGTAGGCGCGGCCGGCAGGGTATTCGCGGGATGGGATCGGCGGAGTGGTAAATCCATCGTCGTCGAGGAAGTCGCCGAAAGCGGAAAGGTCGGGTGAGGCCATTGGTGTCTCCGATACGTAAAGCGAGGGCCTGACCGTTTGGTCAGACCCTCGCAGTTTAGCGCGTGATTGCGGTAGTTACCGCTATGGGACCACAATGGTATCGGGGTGCACGCC